TAGTCAAAATGAATTACTATGAAACTTTAAACGTTTCTAAGGATGCTTCTCAAGAAGATATTAAAAAATCATATAGAAAGCTGGTAAAGGAACACCATCCCGACAAAACGGGAGGGGATGACACTCAATTTAAACAAATCTCTGAAGCATACGAGATTTTAGGTGATCCATCTAAAAGAAGACAGCACGACACTAAAAATTCTGGATATACCACGTTCCGAAGACCGGAACAAAGAGCATATGATTCTAGTCAATGGGAAGATATATTCTCATCTTTCGGTGGAGATTATGCGGATATGTTTAACCAATCATTTGGAGGAAGCGCTCGAGGTGCTGATGTTAGAGTGTCACTAAATATAACAATTGAAGAGAGTTATGAAGGAACAAGAAGATACATTGACGTTGGAACTGGTGGATTCAATATTAATATTCCTAGAGGAATTCCTAGTGGAACTAAGCTCAAGGTCCCTGGGAGAGGAGCAAAACACTCCGTTAATTCTAGCGCACCAGCCGGAGATATAATCCTTACAATAAATGTTTTACAAGACATCGACCTTATAGTTAATGGTAACGATATTTATGTGGATCTTAACCTATCATGGATTGATATGTTATTAGGAGGAGAATTTGAAGTTAAAACAAAAGTACATACTGTTAAAATCAAAGTACCAGAAGGTTCTCATGATTCTAAAATACTCAGGGTTGTTGGAAAAGGAATGCCAATATATAATCAAGAAGGATTTGGTAATTTAATGGTAAAACTAAGAACACTACCGATTAATTTAACAGAAGACCAAATCGAAATACTTAAAAAGATAAAAAATTCGTGATGGATGATTTAGAAGAGTACGAGAATAACGAAACAAAATTTATTAAAAAATTACACGAGTCTTCCAGAGAAGACATGATGGAATTAATATATAGTTCTATAATCAAAGACAAAATGGGAGCCTTAAATCATGACGCTCCAGTCGAAGATAAAATAGAAGGGGTTCAAAACGTTTTAAATTTCTTTAAAGAAAGAGAGGAATATGAAAAATGCAAAGAACTTAAAAAAATAATAGACAAACTATCATGCTTATAATCAAAGTAGATAATCAAAATATAGAAAAGGCGCTTAAAACCTTAAAGCGCAAAACATTTGCCACTAAGCAGCTTAAAGAACTTAGGGAAAGAGAGGAATATGTAAAACCCTCTGTCACCAAAAGATCAGAAAAAAGCAAGGCAAAATATAGACAATCGTTCCAGGAAGAATAACTATAATATAATGATATAGTACCATTTTCACCCGGAGATTGACAAATACATTGCCATCTAAATATATAATATAGATACCACTACAATAGGCCTCTATTAAAAACAATATTTAAAAGATGGAAAATATAACAGGAGAGGAAAGAGACTCTCTAATGAGATCCAGCTACTACATAATTACTAGAAACTTTACAAAAACCGTAAATAGGTTTATTGTATATCAAGACAGTAAGAACACAATCGATATTCCACATGGAGTCGGACAAAGAAGTAAATTCATCGACGTCCTAATCGAGTATTTTGTTGCGCTTGAAGAATATGAAAAATGCGAATCACTTAAGAAATTGAAAGACCTTGTCATAATGGCGGGCGACTAAATATATCTCAATTTATGCAGAAGAAGACTAGTGCAGAACCAACGCAAAGCGTTAAACGAATGTCAGTTAAAGAAGAAAACATTAAACATGTTAATTTACGAGACAATCAAAGAGAATACGTCCAACAGATTCTAAAGAATCAAATTACATTTTGTTCAGGCCCAGCCGGAACCTCAAAAACATTTACTGCATGCTACACATCTTTATTGCTACTTGCTGAAAAAAAGGTACAAAAGATTATTTTATGTAAACCAATCCAAGAATCTGGAGAAAAACTAGGATTCTTACCGGGAGATATTGCTGATAAAATTGATCCATACATGCAATCTTACATTTCTAATTTTAAGAAAATTGCAGGTAATGAATTAATCGAAAGTCTTATTCATTATGGATTAATCGAATTCAAACCACTTGCATTTATGAGAGGAGATACTTTCGATGATGCTTTCATGATTTTAGATGAGGCTCAAAATGCAACATTTAAACAATTAATGTTATTCACAACTAGAATGGGTAAAAATTCTAAAGTCCTAGTGACTGGAGATATTAGTCAATATGATATACCTAAAGCCCATGCCGGATTACCTGGATTTATGCAGTTAATGAAAGGAGTAAATGGAGTTGGAGAACATATCTTTGGTAATAAAGATATTGTAAGAGCCAAAATACTACAAGAGGTCGTAGATCGTTACGACAAATGGAGAATTGATAATCCTGAAAAATAAAGAAACAATCTAGAATCCATCTATATAATACGTATAAAAATATATAGATGGAAACTAGACAAATATTATTAAAGTCATCATATTCTGGTGACGAATCAATCATAGAAATTGGAGTTGATGAAGCAGGTCGAGGCGCTCTAGCCGGACCAGTAACTATTGCGGCTTGTATTATGCCATTTGGATTTGAGAATCCTTTAATTAAAGATTCTAAATTACTTAATGAGCAGCAAAGAAAAGATGCAAGAAAAATTGTTGAGGAAAATGCACTCGCGTATCATATCGTACACGTTTATCCTGATGAAATAGAATCAACAAACATTCTTAAAGCAACCTTAATCGGAATGCAGCGATCTTTAGAAGGTGTTCAGTCAAATCATAAGTTTGATTTTATATTAGTCGATGGAGACCAATTCCATGGATTTGAAGGAGTTCCATTTGAAACAATAGTTGGAGGAGACAATAAGTATATCTCAATTGCAGCAGCAAGTATCTTAGCAAAAACTGAAAGGGATTCGATGATGAAAGACTTAGATATTGAAACTCCAGGATATGGCTGGAATTCAAATAAAGGATATGGTACTGCACAACATATTAAAGCCATTAAAGAAATGGGACCTAGTGAATCACACCGACCTAGTTTTATCTCACACTTATTAACAGAAACTACATCTTTATTTTAATAGATAAATAACTAATGAATAGTAAATTAGTTGAATTTAAAGAAAAAGGATTTGTTCATTTAAAAAATGTAATTAGCCAAGATGTGTTGATTGAAACTCGAGATCTGGCTATTGAACTTAAACTTAAATATAAAGATCTGGAAGGAACTCCTCGTGAAAATGGTTCCGGTGTTTTCTGGAAGGGACTTGAAATGGCGTCAACACTTGACAACAGGTTTTACGATAAATATACATCAGATACTATGCTTCAATTGTCTAAAGAATACTTAGAGATTGAAGAACCCTATTTATTTAATGATCAGATTGTTGTCAAATTACCTAATGAACATTTTGAATTCTATCCTCATTTCGATAATCAATATGGTATTGATCCGGAAGCTGCGCTCCGCGGAGATTTTAAAACAATAAATTTCTGTCAAATATTAACTGATATGCCTCTAGAATCAGGACCTTTAAGTTGTTTAAATATTAAAACAAACGAATGGGAAATTATTCCAGCAGAAGCCGGAGATATTATAGCTATAGAAGGAAATACAATACATAGTTCTACATTAAATACTTCTGAAAATATACGAGCTCTCTATGCTTGCGTATATTCAACACACCCTATTGGAAATTTCCAAAAGGGATATTACAATATAAAATTTTAATTAATATGGATTCATTACGCTTTAATCCAATTACAGAATGGCGAGGTCCGGGATTTAATTGGCACTATTTAGGATTTAACAGAATGTTACACGAAATATCTCGCGAATTTGAAGGTATTCCAAATCCAAATTTTAAAATGTTAGAAATAGGATCTTACATGGGAGAATCTACTTCAATGTTTGCATCATCAGGTATCTTTAATGAAATACACTGTATCGATCCTTTCAATGGATACGAAGAAGCAAATGACTTTTTAAATAAAGAATGGTCTGAAATATCTGAAGAATTTAAAATAAACACTAGACATTTCAATAATATAACTGTGCACCGCGACTATAGTTACAATATATCAAATAGATTTGAAGACAATTATTTTGATTTGATCTACATTGATGCTGCTCATGAATATGAATCTATTAAAAGAGACATTGAATTATATCTTCCGAAATGTAAAAGAATAATGGCAGGACATGATTATTGTCCAGAATGGCCAGGAGTTATTCAGTCTGTTAATGAAATATTAGGAAAACCCGATTTCATTTTTTCTGATAGTAGTTGGCTTAAAAAAATAAAATAAAAATTGAAAAACTTAATTTACGGAATCCTATTATTTTTATTAGGACAGTCAATGATATGGTTTCAAACTAATGGACAATTTGTGTGGCCTTGGTTTAAAAAGAATCCTATTGTAGTTGCTCTTATCGGAGGAAGTACAATATCTTATATGTTCATAGTTGCAACTCGATTAGTTGCTGAATATTATGGAGGAGAGATATGGCCTGGCAGATTCTTAGGATTCGCTACAGGAATGGTTGCCTTTTCTATATTAACTTACATCATAATGGGAGAACCACTAACTACAAAAACTGTAGTGTCTCTATTAATATCCCTAGTTTTAGTTTGCATTCAGATTTTTTGGAAATAAATTGTTAATAACTTTAACATAAATTTAACATCTCAGATTTTTTAATCTGAGATTTTTTGTTTATATTTACATATCAAATTAAAACAAATACATTATGACTTACACAAAATTCAACAGACACGAAAACATGAATGATGAAACTAGATTTCAAATTCTTTCTTTGATTAAAGAAGTATCTTATTCAGAAGAAATTAAAGATGAAACTTCTTTCGACATTCAAAATAAACTATACGGTTTATTTGATGGATATTTGTATGCAGATCTTCAAATTGAAGCACTACAATTACCAACAGAATTAGCATCAAAAATTATGCGAATCTTCGATATCTGTAACCGTTACCCTAAATTAGAAACTTTAAATCAATAATATATGGAAACTTTAGAAAAAATGCAAGTAGTAAAAGAATTAGTAGCAAAGTATTTTGATGAAAACGCAGGTAATACTATTGGTTGGTTAGCTTTAGAAAAATTATCTGAAGTTGAAAAAGAACACATCATTAATATTGGTACTTCGATACTTTGTACTAAATGGGAAATTGGCTATCCAGGCGGTGGCTTTGTTCAATCATTTGTAGATAATGATTTAATGAGAGCTATTGGAAGCGCGGATGGAACTTCATATAAAGGTTTTAAATTCTTTGCACAATTGATGTACAATGTTGGAATGCCAGTTTTAAACTAATTTAAGTTATCTAATATAAAATATATGGGAGCAAACTACGGATACTGTTGTATCAATTTAACACTAGACAAGGCTGGAATCAAAATTGGTCGTTCAATGATTAAAAAAACATTTGATGCTAAAGGAATCAAATATGCTGGAGAACTTGCAGAAGCAAACATCAGGGACATGATTGAAATCATCAAATGGAATAATGACAATGGCGTCAAATTGTATCGAATGTCTTCGAGCATGTTTCCATGGATGTCAGAGTACGAACTTACTGATTTGCCAAATTGGTCAACAATTTCAAACTTACTTAAAGGGGCTGGAACTCTTGTTCAAAAATACGGACAAAGGGTAGGTTTTCATCCTGGTCAGTTTTGCGTACTTCCAAGTCCAAACCAAAAAACAGTAGATAATTCTATCAAAGAGCTTGACCAGCACGCATTTATTATGGACACGATGGGTCTTCCTATCAATCAACAATATTCTATGAATATTCATGTTGGCGGTTCTTATGGTGACAAAGAAGCTGCAATCCAGCGATTTATCGATAACTTTAAATTGTTATCACCTTCTGCACAGTCAAGATTAGTTCTTGAAAATGACGACAAACCTGCACAGTATTCTGTTTCAGATTTGTACCGAATTTATCAAGCAATCGGTACACCAATCACATTCGATTATCATCATCACCGATGTTATGAAGATCCGATGCCTGAACAAGATGCTCTTCAATTAGCAGCATCTACTTGGCCAAAAGGTATTCGTCAATTATGCCACTATTCGAGTGCAAAAAAACTTCACGAAGATTCTAGTGCGATTATCAGAGCACATGCTGATTATTTGTATGAATATATTGAAACTTATGGTATGGAATTAGATATTGAAATCGAAGCTAAAGCAAAAGAGTTGGCTCTGCAAAAATATCAAAAAGATTTTACATTAATATATAGCTAAAATATAGAATCCCTCAGTGAAACAAAAAACAATTGAGTTAGACAAAATTAAAAAAGATGTCAACTTATTCCTAGAAGCCCTAAAAAAAGAGGGTATTGAAACAAAAACAATGTCAAATCTTGTAACTTCAGCTCTTGTTGAAAAAAGAAAGTTGACAAAGGAAGAAGGCGCTTATGTAGTATCTCAATTGAAAAACATTGGTAAAACTCTTGGACTTGCTACTATATTCTTAATGCCTGGCGGTTCTATATTCTTTATATTAATACACTATCTCCGCATTCGCGATTATTTTCTATCAGATAGTTTTAATTATTTAAAAAATAAAGATATATAAAATCTATAACAATACATAAAAAAATATAAAATTATGGCAAGTATTAAAAAATTCGAAGACTTTGTATCAGAAATGGACAGAGCAGAAGAAATTGAAGACGTAGTATCGACAGAAGGTACTCCGGAAGTTAAAACAGCAGAGGAAACTGAAGAAGAAGCTGAAGAAGTTCAAGGCGTTGACGAAGCCGGTGAGGCTAATTTAGGAACAGATGATAGCGCAAAAGAAATTGCAAAACCAGTTTCTGAAATGCTAAAAGAATGTTACGAAGCAATTATTGCTGAAGCTAAAGTTTGGGAAGAAGATGCGCATGACGAGCATACTGTAGAAACTTACATGGCTGAAAATGCATCATTAGTTGCTGGATTAGCAGCAAACACTCTTAAAGAAATGAAAGCTGATATGGAAACTGAGGCTTATGAAGCATGTTTAAACAAAATGTCTGAAGCTTTCTCTAAGAAAATTAATGAAATAAAAGAAATGAAGGACGCTGTTGACGCAGAAGACGTTGAATAATCCAACATTTAAACTAAATAAAAAGTCTATATATAATACAACATATATAGACTTTTTTTATGCCTAAAATACCGACAGAAATAATTTATATGCAAGTAGCATATCAGTTCGCAAAGCTTAGTTATGCTGAACGCAGAAAAGTGGGTTGTGTTATTGTTAAAGATAAACAAGTAATCTCATTTGGATATAATGGAACACCTCATGGTTTCGATAATGAATGCGAGTGTCAAATTAAGATGGATCCAGAAGCTGGAGCATGGTTAGATTTTGAAACTATTGAAAAGCAATGGCCTCATGAATCTTCAAATGGTAGATACAAACTAGAAACAAAACGTGAAGTTCTTCATGCTGAATCCAACGCTATTATGAAGGTTGCAAAATCAACAATGAGCTGTGAAGATGCTGATTTATACACTACAACATGCCCTTGCTTTGATTGCGCCAAATTAATCATACAAGCTGGAATTAAAAAGGTATATTACACTGAAGATTATAGAGATATGAGTGGTGTTGAACTACTTAAAACTGCAAAAATTGATGTTGAACAAGTAATAGTATGGAATGAGTTTTAATAAGAGAATAATACCAAAGGTAGAAGTGCTAGAAACTTATTTAAAAGAAAATGGAGGCAACGCATTTTATTGGAGATATATTAGAAATGTAGATGCGATGATGGGAAATAGTAAAGGAATCGACTATATAGCAAAATTTGAAACTAAATACTACAATAAAAATGAAAATGATCCAGAGTTCTATCAATTGGATTAAGAAACAATTTTTGAAAAAAGAATATAATTATCAAAATACACAAATAATGGAATTAGTGAAAGAAAATACCATAAAATATCAGTGGAAAAAAGGAGACAATTTCGGAAAAATTGTTGAAGTAAAAGAAAGCGATGCTGAATTTACATACTTTACAGATGGCTCTCAAATTTTTAATGGTGTAATGGATGAGTTTCTAGAAAAAATTAATGGAAATGAAATACCGTTTCCTGGCGCAATTGATTTAAACACAATCGCATCTGGAATTAAAGTTACTCCGACCCCTGCTAAAAAGAAAATAGTAGAAGAGGTTCAAATAGAACCTGAAAAATCAGCATTAGAGGAATTGGTTGCAAAGCTTTCTAAGAAAAACATGGAGCCTTTTCAAACTACAATTAATTTAAACATACCGAATAAACAGATATTTGATATGTTAATTGATAATGCTGATGAAGACAAAGAGAATTTAATTAATACAATCGCCAAAGTGGCAGTCTCTCAAATTGAGATAAATAAACTACAAGAATATCTAACAGAAGAGGTAACAGTCTTCATAAACAATTATTACAATGGGTAGAAGTACGACAAATTCAAGAAAAGCAAAAAGAAAACAGTTTCAAATTTCTAAGTATTTAAAAATTAAAAACATGTTTGGGAGATTCTCTCCAGAGGGTATTGCATGGGCAAACAAAATGAGAGAAGACGGTTTAAAAATGCATGAAGCTCATGTTAACCGAGTTAACGATGAAATCGAAGATGCTTTACAAACTAAAGCAAACGATTTAAAAAAGACGTGGTCCGAAATAGGATATAATGAAGCTGAAATTACAATGTTAGAAGAAGCTTTTTTTACACTAGCTATTAAAAACAAAGCAACTCGTAGAGAAGATAAAAAAGCTGCTAGAAAATTAATGAAAGATGCGTCTAACTCATTAAAATCTAGAATAAATGCAAACAGTTAAAATAACACTTGCTGATAATGGTGTTATAAAAACTGTAGTTGATGACAATATTAATTCAGCCGGAGAATCTTTTGAATCTACAACTGTTTATGATTTTGATGATTCTTCTGCAAAATTAAGGTTCATTAACGAACTTTGTGTAGACATTGGATTATCCTTTGGTAATTCAAAAAGCAAACACCAAATACAGGTTATCGAAGATTGGGGAGTAGATTTCATACCGAACAATGATGAGAAGCTTGAAAAAATAAAAAGTTTAAAGAAAGAACTTGACCGTCTTTCTTAAACGATTAACAATTAAATGAATAATCTAACGATTGAATGCATATGGTGCCCATCAAGACGAGAATTTAATAGATTTATTAGAAGTACAGACAAAGAGATGACTAAAATCATCGATCATGTCTCTATTAAAAATAAACTTATTAAGTCAGATCCTTACGGCCAAGATCCAAGCAATTCAATTATAGGATTAACAATAATCAATGAAATTACGCGATGTTTACGTTCTGATACTATGAACGTAAACCGCGTAATTTATTTGTTTAAAACGCTAGACTTTGAAATAGTAAATAATTTTAAAGGAATGGTAGAATTAAACAGCGAAAGAGAATTCTCAATCGACCTAACAGTTATTAACACGAAAGAAAAAATCGAAGAACGAATCATATCTCTTTTTGATTCGGTTAATACTATCAATAATGATTAGACATAAACTTTTTTCAAAAGGAGAACAAATACATGTTCTAATTTCAAACAACCGATATAGCAATATCGTGTTTCCTGTTAAAGCAATTATTCATGATGTGGAATTTAACGACAAGATGCCAAGGTATCAGGTTCGTATCCTAAAGTTCTACGATGATATTGATTTTCTTAAGAGGTATATGTTTGACATGAAATTTGAAAAAACGTTTGATGGCGGTGTAACCACTTTTAGAATTGCTCGACAAAAAATAGCGAGCGTTAAAGAATTCCAAAATCATATTGATTCTAAATGGGAATCTTTCTTAATAGTCGTAGATTCAGTGATGTGTACCAAAACATACTCTGAGATTACAGAGTTATATAATAACATACAAGACTTTTTGGTCGAAAAGACAATCAGAGATCTATACGAACTTACAAATAGATCTACATATTCAAAAGGAAAATATCATTACGAAAGTAAGGGTGTTTTTGAAGCCCATATTAAAAAATTCTTAGGTGAAAGAGCCGGAACTGAAAAGAATTATTTTGAAAAATTACTTTACAGACCTTTATCAATTGACTATGACAATTTAGAATAGTCTAGATTCTTGGATATATACTTAAATAAATATGTTTAACAAGAATGGCAAAAGAAAAAGGATGGTATGAAAGCGCAGTTGAAGCTGCAAACGAAGCCAAAGCCAAGGGTAAAGCTGCTTTTAAAATTGCGAAAAATAGTAGTTTAGGTAAAGGTGCTATTAACGCCTATAATAATGTTATAGGTAGAGAATTTGGTATGATTGATGGAGGAACACCAGATGGCGTTCATTCAGGTACCAAGGGTAAAAGCAAAGGATTAAAATCTAATAATCAACCGGATCAAACTTTAGCAAGAGCAGTTAGAAAAGACGGAGAATTTACAATTGTCGGTACTGGAGGATCTACATATTATACAGATGTTCAGCCTTCAGAAAGTTACACACCAAAGGGCAGTGAAAGCAACGGCAATACTGGAACTAAAGAACCTGCAAAAGGGCCATTAGTACCTTCATTAAACAGACCATATTCTCATTTTAATAATTATTCTTTAATAAACTATAAAGGAAGTCCGATTGGTGGATCTACCGTTGGTGTTGAAGGATCTTCCGGTGGAGGAACTATCTATCAAAAAATAGACATGAGCAGTTTAGCAAATCCGACCGTTACTAAAATTATAGAAATGACCGGAGCCAATACTAAAAATATGGGATACCGTTATAATTATTCTGATTTTGCATTAGCTAAATACTTTAATAAAATACCGAACACTTATTTAATCACACTTAGAAGATTTGCATATCCGGCAGCAGATGACATTATTACACCTATGCAAATGGGAGAAGACGGAAAACCCGTTGAAGTTATGCAACCTGATATCGCAAGAGCAGTTACATGGCTTGGAGAGGCTCCTGGAAATAATATGTCAGAAATATTAAAGTTTTCTCATGGATTTGGTTGGACAAACGCCGAATCTGCAATGCAAACATTAAATGCACCTAGTAGAGAGGCATCTGCTGGTAAATTTGGTAGCGTCGTTAATAATAATAAAGTCCTTTCAGCCATGGCAAATGGAGCTGCAGGCCGTGGAGCAGTTGAAGCAAATGCTCGAGATCAGAATGCAGGTTTTGACCAATTCACAAATACATATCCAAATCACGTATACGGATCTCTAAACGTTATTAAAAACGTATTGATCAGAGAACAGGGTCTTAAATTTGAACAAGCATTCACTCTTAAATTTGAATATGAGTTACGTAATTTTGAGGGAGCTAACCCTAAAATTATGATGCTCGATCAACTTGCCAATCTTTTAGCTCTAACATATAATAATGCTCCTTTCTGGGGAGGATCTGTTCGATATATTGGAGGTGGAGGTGGAGCTGCAAAACCACTAGGTAACCTAAATAAATTAAGATCGGGAGATTATCTTGGTTTCGCCGGATCTATTGTTGAAGATATGGGTAAAATGTTCGGAGGTGCTCTTAAAGGAGGTGGAAATGCTTTTGATGCATTACTTAAAGGAGATGCTGGCGGAGTTTTAGCAGCGTTAAAGGATAATAAAATGTTAAATAATTTAATTGGAGGACCTGCAATGGAAATGTTTAACACACCACAAGGTGCTGAAGCAGCAAACGCTTTATTAACAGGGGATCCTACTGGAAACTGGCATGTAACTATTGGAAATCCACTAGATCCTATTATGGTTATTGGTAATTTATGTATGGAAGATTGTGAAATCACATTCGAAGGTGCAAATTCTCTTCAAGATTTTCCTGAGAGATTAGTTGCTGTAATTAAATTAAAACCAGGTAGACCTAGAGATAAAGCAGAAATCGAATCAATGTTTAATGCTGGTCGTGGTAGATTTTACCTACAACCTGACGATGTTGCCGATATTAATAAAACAACTGATGTTAACCAATGGGGTAACAAAGATAAAGGAGGAGTTAAAAAAGGAGACTTTATTAATGTCTTTAGAAAAATGAGTAATGGTTAATCTATACTATTAAAAATAAAAACAATAATGAGATTTAATACTTTAGAAAAAAAGCAATTGTCCAAAGATAATACAAAAATTGTATTTACAATGCCGACTGTTATATTTACAGATAACGTAGATATAATGGCAGAACACATTGTTACTGAAGATCAGATTGGTAGAATAGATTTAATCTCTTTAAAATACTATAGAGACGCTGACTATTGCGATTATATATTAAAATGGAATGGAATATCGAATCCCTTTATAATTACAGAGGGAGATGTTTTAGAAATTCCAGTAAATACTTCAGTTCTTGCAACTATTAAAACAATACGGTTGGTTGGACCTGCGAATGAAATCTCAATTAGAGATCAATTCGTTGACACTAAGCGACTTCCAGTTAAAGATGCTAAGAGAATTGAATATCTACAAAGAAAAGCTGCTCAAAAAGCAAACGGATCTAAACAGATTTTACCTCCTAATATTTTAAAAGAAGGAGATTCTAACATTAAGATCGGAAACGGATTTATAACTATTTAATGGCATCAATCGACAATCATATTCTTACTATAACCGAACCTACTATTAAATTAGATGAGGTTAAATTCGCATCTTTCGGCGAAGGTGAAGGTAATGAAAAAGCAAACACAAGTAAGGGTTACATTTTAATGGTATCGATCAATGGATATACGTTTAGCGACTGGGATATTCTTTCAATGGAATTAGATTGTTCCGGTACAATTCCAACTATAGATTTATCAATCATAGATACTGAAGGTGTTTTTGGGGTGGATTCATTTCCAAGAGATGGAGATGTTATCAATTTTAGAATGGGAACCCTTGAAAAGGATCAATATAAAGACATCAGAATCGATTTTGATATTTCAAGCGCAGATGCTCCACCTCAACGAGGAGAGGGCCGTGGAAACAAATATCATTTTTCCGGTAGAATAAAAGTACCTGGATTATATTCTGAAGATTGCAAGTCTTATGGTAAGGGAACTTCTCTCGACCATATTGAATCTATTGCAACCGATTTAAAACTTGGAGTTGCAAGCAACATTGATAATACTGATGATTCAATGAATCTGGTTATACCATACAATTCTATGTTTGATACATTAGAAGATTTGGTTCGTCACTCCTATATTGATGAGGATAGCTTCCAGACATATTGCATTGATCCTTATTACTATGTGAATTATGTTAACTTAAATAAGTTAATGGATTCAGAAGAAAACGTTGATGAAATGATTGCTGCTTTCTATAAGGAATTGTCAGATACTCCACAAGCTCCAGCAGATGGAGTAAATAAAGCAAAAAGGCCTCTTGTCCTGACGAACCATAAAAGAGACGAAGGATCAAATTTATTTATAGTAAAACAATCTCTTAAAAACAAAGCAGGATCTGCTGCAAAAAAGAATGGCTACAAAAGGGTTCTTCAATACTTTGAAAATGATTCTGATGAGGGATTAGTTTCTCACGATATTGAACCATTAGCAAGCAAAAATATGAAAGACATTGAGGAACCGATGAAAGGTCGCCGAGATGAAGATCGATATAAGAATGAAATTAAATATAAATATGTTGGTAGAAAAGGAGCAGACCCTGAAACAGCGAATACACACTTAAATTATGAATATTCTGCAATAAGCAATGCCCAAAATATTTCTGAAGTTACAAAAATGTCGTTAGATGTTGAATTAGCAACGTTTAACCCAGCACTTCATAAATTTCATAAAATACCAGTTGTGATATATACAGGTGAGAGACAAAGAATAGATGCTGAAAACCAAGTAAAAGAAAAGAAGCAAAAAGATGGATTTGATAGCAAACCAACTGATCAAGAAAACGGTGGATTAAATCCGGGAGAAATGATTGTTGACGAATTCTTAAGTGGTTATTATGTTATTGGTGGTTTTAAATATCTTTATAAAGCAGGAGCACCTTCGGTTAAACAAGAACTTAATTTATTAAGAAGAGAATGGCCAAGTAGAGTTAATAATATCAAACCGGAAACAGTTGCTCCAGCAACAACGCCGCCTCCAGCTCCAGCGCCACCTGTTGCGCAACCACCGGCACCAGAACCGCCAGCTCCAACTCCGGCACCAGAACCACCTGCACCGGAACCAGTTGTCGAACCAACACCGGAAACTTCTGAATATTCATATGTTATTGTGCGAAGAGGTCCTTTTAGTCAAATAAAGGTATCTAAAGCCGGAACATTAATATTCACGGGAAATGAACTTATAGGCGCGGATGAGAATGCTTTAAAACGAACTGCTATTTTAGGATTACAAGACAGTCATCCGGGTGTTGAAAAAATGCAAAAGCAATAAATAAAGATAAATAATATATGTCAGATTTTAAAACAACAAACGACTTTAGAAAAGGTTCATATAAGAAGTACCCATATCAGGATCCTACTTACCTTTCGTTTGCACTTGTATTTGATGATAAAAATCATGAACATTCACCCTTATTATCTGACCCAGCCGAGGACTTTATAAAAGATTTAGCTGATAGATCAAGTGATAGTAATTTTTATAAAGATAGATTAGAAGATTTTAAAGCATTTAAAAATGCTTTGTTTACAATAAACATGGATTTGCCATGGTACTGGCAATCTCTTAAGGGATTAGAAAGATTACAACAATATGATCCTTTGAATAATTATTGGGGTGGAGATGATGCAAAAATTGAAATTGAAACATTAGAATCTTTAAATCTTCCTATAGCTGGTTTAATGTATTTATATAAAAAGGCTATTTTCGATGAGCGCAAATGGGGATATATTCTTCCGGTAAACTTGAGAAAATTTAGACTATGGGTTTATGTTACTGAAGTTAGAACGATTCAAGTACAAGCTTCAACAAAAGTAGGTGGAATAAATAAAGACACTGCTCTAAAAGATTTTCCTTCGAACATTAAACCAACAGTCGATGTTACAAATAAAAATGAAGATATTATGGGTACTGGTGGTCGACCATACTTTTTGATTTGTTTAGATTATTGTGAATTTGATATGACTTCAGGCGCAAACATTTTTGCAGATCTTTCTAAAAATCCAGAAGGCCCGGTATCTAATTCGATTACTATTAAATACGAGGATGCTAGAAAAGTAGAAGCAAGAGTACTTAACGGTATTATCGAACCAATAGAGTATACATCAAATCAATTATCTCCTGCTCCGGATGCTGAGCTTTTTGATCCAAGTTCAAAATCACCAGCTGATTTTGCAAAAGATAAAATTAGAGGGAAAATTGATGAAATTTCTGAAAAAGCTAAAGATGCCGCTAAAAAATTAGCTGAAGCAAAAAAAGCAGAATTATTACAAGCTGCTAGAGATAAAACAATAAATAGAATACCGACATTTGAAAATGTATTTTCAAATTTTGTTAGAAGAGTAGATCAAGCAACTAACGTCCAAGAAGTTGCTAAAAATCTTGGAAATGTAATACCTTCCAATATTGCGAATGTCGCAGGTGGAGGAACAATAAAACAAGCGCTCGACAAAGGTGCAAGTAACGCAGTTAAAAACCTAGGAAACGCTTACGATTAATGGCAACAGATAAAGAATTAGATAAGGACAATATTAGAGAAACCCACTGGATCGGTGAGGTTGTAGATAATGCTGATCCTAAATTTCTTGGAAGATGTAGAGTTAAAGTATTTGGTAAGTTTGACAAATTACCAAATGATGCTATTCCATGGGCAACCCCAATGAATAGAGATTTTGTAGGCTCACACCATACACCGAATGTTGGAACAATCGTCGCTGTTAGATTTGATAACGGTAACATATATCACCCTGAATATTGGTTTCAAATCAATCAAAGTAAAGCATTAAAGGCTGATGTATTAGAAAAGTCAGGAAAAGCGCAAGATGTTGTATCATTAATATATGATGAAGTAAGAAACATTAGAATCTATCACTCACCTGAGGATGGATTAGTAATTACTCGAGGTAC